TTATAGTGGCGGTCAAGGCAATACAGGACCAACTGGCGCCACGGGACCAACAGGAAATACTGGGCCACAAGGGATACAAGGAATACAAGGGATACAAGGAATACAAGGACCCACAGGAAATACTGGGGCACAAGGACCCACAGGAAATACTGGTCCTGCTGGTGCTGGAAGTGGTGACGTAGTTAGTGCTGGTGGTGCATACGTTGATAATTCTATTGTAAGATACGACGGAACTTCTGGCACTACTATACAAAAAAGTTTAGTGACAATTACTGATAATGGTGCAATTACAGCGCCACTTGCAAGTAGTATTATTTCATTTAATTGGGCAAATACATCCGTATTTCCGAGTGCCGCAACTTATCAGGGTGCAATTGCTTACAGTAATACTACTGGTTATATGTATTTTGCAGATTCAAGTGCATGGGTTCAACTTGCCAAATATACTGATATAACTTCTGGACCAGCAGGACCGACAGGAAATACAGGAGCCACTGGCGCTACGGGTGCAACAGGAAATACTGGTCCTACTGGCGCTACAGGTGCAACTGGATCACAAGGAATACAAGGAATACAAGGAATACAAGGAGCCACAGGAAATACTGGTCCTACTGGCGCTACAGGTGCAACAGGGCCAGCAGGAGCCAATGGTGCTACAACATTTGCCGCCCTCACCGATAATGCTAGTCTTACAGTAGATAAATTTTATCTGCCTGCTATTACAAGATTAGCAGTTACTGCAAGTGGTTCATCGGCATATTTGTTCGATCAATACTCAGGACCCAACCCGACTATATATGCTATCAGCGGCACTACTATAGCATTTGATCTGGGCACTGGTGCTTTGAGTAGTCATCCATTTTTGATTAGATATTCTGGCGCAAACTATGACACGGGATTAACACACGTAACTAGTGCAGGAGTAGTCACAACGGGATCGGCGGCTCAAGGTAAAACTTCAGGTACATTGTATTGGAAAGTTCCAGCAAACATAAATGGTAGTTATGGCTATCTTTGTTCTAATCACGGAAGCATGATAGGCGTAATTAGCATTAAAGATATATCTGCTATCTAACAACATGACAATTAATGTTGACTTTACTTACAACCACAGGAGAATACAATTCGACTGTGACAATACAGGGACCGTGCGGTGTAATACTGATAAAGGATTTGGTTTGGGTGCCGAAGGACAGAATGGATTTGTTGGAAATATATTATTGGGAATCGTGGGCGGTACTACAAGGAGCGTATCATTGCTGTTTTTCAATTCCTGGTAAAGTTACGCTGTTGCCACCAAATTAGCCAAGGTGTTAAGTGTGCCAACATCATAACGAACCACATTGCAGGCATTTGCCAATCGTGTCCGCAAATTGCACTAGGAATAGAGAGGCTATAAATAAATCCTATAAAGAATAGGATCGATGGAGATAATGTTAAGAAGGTATAGATGATTTTCATAGAATTATTTAGCATACTAATATTAAAGATATCAGCCACAATTTAACGTAAAATCAAAAAAACTTTGTATAAATAAGTAAAAGAAAAACAAACAGTATCCAACAAAATAATCAAAGGAGCTAACAAATGGCATCAATAGTAACAAGTAAGTTCAGAATTCATAATGCACAGCAATTCTATGAATCTTTTTCAGAAGCGGCAAATACGATTATGTATTTGTTTGTCGGTAAAAATACCGCATTCGCAAACGACAACTCTCCTCCAACTCCAATAAATTCGACAGCTAATATCGAATATACTCCATGGCGTGATATGTATGGCGTAAAACGCATTCAAAGTGCTGACGTAACACATGCAGTTCCACGTTATGATTGGACAAGCGGCACAGTTTATACTGCATATGATGATACAAGTACAAGTCTTTTAACAGACACATTCTACGTTATGACAGAAGATTATAACGTTTACAAGTGTTTATTCAATAATGCCAGTGCGGCATCAACAACAAAGCCGACAGGAACAAGTTCTGCTAGATTTACAACAGCAGACGGATACATTTGGAAATTCATGTATACAGTTTCTACTGCTAAAGCACTTAAATTTTTGACTAGCGACTACATGCCAATTCAGACATTAGCATCTGATGATGGAACAACTCAATGGAGTGTTCAGAGTGCCGCAGTTGATGGTGGGATTGAAGTCATCAAGGTTACTTCTGGTGGTTCTGGATATGCTACTGCCCCCTCAGTTACAATTGTTGGTGACGGAACTGGCGCTACTGCAAATGCAACAATTACCGCTAACGTAGTTACAGCAGTTACAATCACAGCGGCCGGTACTGGATACACTAAAGCAAGTGTGTCTTTTGCTTCTGGTGCGGCTGCGGCTACAGCAATTATCTCTCCACGTTATGGTCATGGCGCTGATCCTATTGAAGAGTTGGGCGCAAAATATATTATGATTAACGTTCGTTTAGATGGTAGCGAATCCAATACAATTTCTACAGCTAACGAATTCCGTCAAGTTGGTATTGTTCGTGATCCATATTTGTTTGGCACCACAACAAGAGCAAGTGCATCTTCTTACAGACAAACATTTAAATATCAATTGTCCGGAATTTCTGGTACATTCTCATTAGATGAGCCTGTTTCATCAGGATCAAATACTTCTAATGTTGTTGAGTGGGATACACCAAACTTATATGTGATTAAACCAATAAATCAAAACTTTGCTAATGGAGCAACAATTACTGGCGCAACATCTACAGCAACTGGTACGATTGCCGCAATCACAACTCCAGGTTTGCAACCATATACAGGTGACATTCTCTATGTTGAGAATAGAGTACCTATCTCTAGAGCGGCAGACCAGATCGAAGACGTAAAACTTATCATCCAGTTCTAAACAAACGAAGAAATATAAATGGCTAATCCAGGTGGTGTAGACTTTAATACGAGTCCGTATTATGATGATTTTGATGAAGATAAAAAGTTTGTACGTGTTCTCTACAGACCTGGACGTGCTGTTCAGGCTAGAGAATTAACACAAGCACAAACTATTCAGCAAACTCAGACAAAGCGTTTTGCGGAATTCTTTTTCAAGCAAGGCGCTATTGTTGAAGGTTGTGAACAAAATTTAGATTTAGGTTTAAATTTTGTAAAATTACAAAATACATATAATGGTAGTGAAGCAAATGTTGCCGCATTTAACGGTAGCATTGTTTACGGCGCAAATAGCGGTATCAAAGCGTATTGCGGAATAGTAACCGACTTAGAAGGTACTGATCCAAAAACGCTTTTTATCAATTACGCAACAAACGGAACTCAAGTTCTTACTGTAAATAATGCTCCTACAACTTTAGTTCCGGGAAATAAAATTACATTTTCTACTGGAAATACTGCAACAATTGAAGCGGCTTATATTGATCCAATTACGGGAACAAATAAAATATTTGTTTCTAACGTATCAGGAACATTGACTACAACAACTGCAAATACAGTAACAAGCACTAGTTCAACTCTTGTTGTTAATGTTACGAACATCACAAACTATACGTCTAATACTGCGTTTGCAAATTCGGAGACAATCTTTACTGCAAACACTTCAACTAGAGCATATGCTAATGCGGCCTCTACAAATGCTATTCGTAATGTTGTAGATGAAGGCTTAGAAACAGAAACCATTTATTACTATGGTTCAAAAATAACTGTTTCTAATGGTATCATTTGGATGGCAGATCATTTTGTCAATCATACAAATCAAACAATTCTTCTTGACAAATATTCTAATGTTCCATCATATAAAATTGGTTTAGTCCCTACAAAATCTTTTGTCGATTATATTGCAGACAACTCATTAGTTGATAATGCACAAGGAACACCAAATTATCAAGCACCTGGTGCGGATAGATTTAAAATTGATTCTGTTCTAACAAAAGTTGCATTAGGTGCAACTACAGATGAAAACGAATTCATCACAGTAACAGAAATTGAAGACGGCATTACAAGAAGGCGCAAAGTCACTACTGTAGATAGTAATCTTGAAGATGTAATGGCAAAGAGAACAAATGAAGAATCTGGAAACTATACGATTTCTGATCCTATTGTTACTGTTCGTGAGCATCTATCAAATGGTAGCAATGGTGGTAGATACACTTCTGGTCAAGGCGGAAACAATAATATTTTATTAGTTGAAGTTGATCCTTTTACGTCATATACTTCTGGATACCGAAATGAAATTATTGCAAAAACTCCAATTGATGTTCAAAAGGGTTTAGCAACAAACTATGTTGACCAAACTAAAACTCAAATTAACTACGGACAATATATTCTTGTCAATGAATTAGTTGGTGCTTGGGATGTTATGGAAACAACTCAAGTTGACCTATATGATGCGGCACAGCAAGTAGTTACAAATGCAACTCATTCTACCGCAACAGTATCTGGAAATAAGATTGGTACCGCTAGAGTACGTTCTGTAGAATACGTTAGTGGTTCAAAAGGTCAACCTGACGCAAGATATTATTTGTATCTGTATGAAATTACAATGAATTCTGGCCAGAATTTTAAAGATGTTCGTTCAGTATATGACTCTGCAACACCAAAACGTTTTGCTGACATTGCAGATGTGACTCCATATGGAGCCGTGTTGCAAGAAACTGGTTTTAACTCAATGCTATTTAAATTGCCATATCAGGCAATTAAAACTATTCGTTCTGATGCTGGTAACGTTGAAACTGCATTTAGATTCAAAAAGAAATTTACTGTTTCATTCACATCTGGTGTATCGACTATTGCAACAGACGTAGTGACAGAAACTTTCGTTGGTACTGGAACATTAAACTCCACACAGAAAAATGACTACTACATGGTTGTAGTTAACAATGCTGGTGCTAACGTAGAAACTTCTGCGTTGACTGGTACTGTTACTGTGGGTGCGGCATCTAATACTGTAACAGGTAGCGGAACGTCTTTCACAACGCAAGTTAGCATTGGCGATTTCATAAAGATTAATAGTTTAACGAAACAGATTGCATCTATTACAAATGCAACATCATTAACTCTCACTAGCACACATGCAACTGGTGCGACAGCTAATACATTCACAAAAGTTCTTCCAACAGGAACTGTATTAGCATTAGGCACAAATGGTGGCAAAGGAAGCACACGTACTGTTACTGTTTCTTCTCCGGGTACTGCATCAATTGATTTGCAAGAAAACGCAACTTTCACCGCAGACATTATTGTTTCGATGGATCGTGCTAATGCAAAAGAAAAGATTAAAACTCTCAACTATGCAACTCAAGCAAATATCAATCCTAATACTCACATATCTGGACTAGCAGGTCCATTTGGACTTGGATACGGTGATGTCTATCAGTTAAGATCAGTTTATCAGTCCTCATCATTTGCAACTGCCGCAACAACATCCAATACAAATGTTACTGCACATTTCACATTAGACACCGGTCAACGTGATTATGCATATGAGCATGGAACTATCACTCCAGTTACTGGATTTACTCCTACCGGAAGATTGTTAGCAGTCTTTGATAATTTTACACATGATACATCACAAGGTGTTGGATATCTATCGGTAGATTCATATCCAGTTAATGACACAACAACATCTAATACCACAATCACAACAGCACAAATTCCAATCTTTACAAGTCCTACGACAAAGACTGCATATAATTTGCGTGACTGTATTGACTTTAGATCAATCAAAACTGCTAATACATCACTAAATGCAATTGATGATGGTACATATCAAGTTCCAACATATGGACTTCGTATTCCACAATCTGGTTCAGATTTTGATGCTGATTTGGTTTACTACAAAGGTAGAATTTCTAAAGTTTATATCAACAACCGTGGTGTGTTTGGTATCAATGATGGTGTTCCACCTAGCGCAGGAAATCAAAAAGCAGAATCGCCTCCAACAAAACCAGATACGTTAGAAATTGCTGAGTTGACAATTCCTCCGTATCCTTCAAATCCAATTGATGTTAAAATCAAATTGCTGAAGAATAAACGTTTCACTATGCGTGACGTTGCTAAACTTAATGACAGAGTTGAAAAGTTAGAATATTTTACTGCATTAAACTTTTTAGAGAAGCAAGCAACAGACACCACGCAATTAGATGACAATGGATTTGATAGATTCAAAAATGGTATTATTGTAGATCCATTCTCTGGATTTGCAGTCAGCAATCCAGTAAGTACTGATTGGGCTTCGGCTATTGATAGAACAAATAGATTTGCTACTGCATTGCAGGACAATGCAAATACTTCCGGTATGAGATACAATGGAACTCTATCAGAAACTGCAAACACTACTGGTAATAAAATTATGCTTCCATATACGGAAGTTGAAGCGCCAGGATTAAAACAACCATATGCATCAGCACAACTTCGTTTAGCTGAAGAATTAAACTTCGTCTGGAAAGGCGAATTAACTGCTGTTCCATTCGTAGACAATTTCTTTGAAACTACAAATGACACAAGCAAAGCGATTGTTTACAATGACACTGGTGATGCAGACAACTGGAAAGCATTAATCAATGCTTGGAATTCTGAAGTTGCGCCTTTGAATGTTCACTGGATTGGTAATAGTTTACAAACAAATATTGATCGTTCAACTGCACAAACTGCACAACAGGGAAACTTTAATGTTACTACAGCAATTCAAAATACAACACAAATTGCATACAATCAATTAGCATCTGGTTCATCTGCAACATCATCTAAACAAGATGTTGCATTCGATAGAGTTGTTAAGGTTGAGACTGCACTATGGATGCGTAGAAGAGAATTTGCAATTCATGCAACAGGTTTGAAAAATAATGCAAGACTTTATGCATTCTTTGATGGTGTAGACGTAACAGCAAATTGTTATCAAATTCAATTGTTAGGTACTACTACATTTCAACAATTGAATTCAAAATATGATAACAATGGATATTTAACCGAAGAAGGCACAAGTTGGAGTGCAATTGCTGATGGTGCAACTCAACCATTAATCGTTAAAAATAATCAAATTCATTTGGTGTTTGAAGTTCCATATAGAACATTCTATGTTGGTCAGAGAGAGTTTTTAGTTACAGACAGCCCAACAAACTCTTCCGGAACAACATTAACGGCTGCCAGAAACACAATTTTTGCACAAGGTATTCAACAGTCTACAGGTTCTGTTACAATTAATTCTCGCCCATATAATGTGACATTTAATGACCAGACAAACATTACGCTATTGGGTAGAAGAACAATCTCTCAAGAACGTGTTGAAATTGGACGTGCAGTTGTTCCTCCTCCAGCAAATCAATGGCCTGGAGTTGATCCATTGTCACAGAGTTTCTATGTTGATCCACAAACCTATCCAAAAGGTTTCTATGCAACATCTATAGACTTATACTTCAGAACTAAATCTAAAGATGATAACAGAAATGTTAGAGTTGAAATTAGAGAAGTTGATAACGGATATCCATCTCCAAAATTTGTTGGTATAGGTGATGAAGCTGTTGTGAATAATAGGAACATTAATATTAGTACTGACGCAACCACGGCAACAAAATTCACATTCAAGAATCCTATCTTTCTTGCTTCGGGTAATGACTATGCGTTCACTATGCGTCCAGAAAACAATGACGCAGACTATGCAGTTTGGGTTGCAGAGTTGGGTTCAATTGACGTTACTAATCCTGATAAGAATACAAGAATTGAATCCGCATATAATAGCGGAGTATTATTCTCATCATCTAATGACAGAACACATACTGCTAGACAAAACTTAGACGTTAAATTCACAATGAGAGTTGCTGAATTCACAACATCTAGTAAAGTTGCATATTGGGCAAACATTCCAATTTCAAATGCATTCCAGTATGATGTATTAACTCCTATTATTGGAGATCAAGTTTTACCAGGAACTAATATCACATACGATATTAAAACTACCGATAGCGCATATGCAGTTGATGGCTCATATACAACAATTAAAAACTATGAGAAGTTGATAAATCGTTCTAGAAAACAAATTTCTGCAAATACTGCTGAAGATACAAATTCATTTAAGTCTTTACAGTTAAGAGCAACATTGTCAACTAATGATAAGTATATTAGTCCATACATTGACAATGAAAACATTTTGTTCAATTTCTCAAAGAACATTATTAACAATGACTACTATACACCAATTACTGGCACAATAAGATATACTACAGATACAGCGGTTGTTGGTGTTGGTACTGATTTCTCTAACACAGTATTTGCTGGTGAGTATGCAGACTTTGGTACTGAATACCGAAGAGTTGCAAGTGTTACGAATGCTACATATCTAACTGTGACTAGCGCATTCACAACATCCAATGCTGTGGCTCAAACAATGTCAACTAGAAATGAAGAGCATCCAACTGGACCTTATTCATCACAATCTAGATACATTACAAAAGTTGTTACCTTGAATGATGGATTTGAAGCATCCGATATGGTAGTTTACTTAGATGTAAACAGACCACCAGGAACATCAATTAAAATTTACACTAAAGTTTTAAACGAAAATGACTCGGATAGCTTTGATGATAAATTCTATACACCTTTAGAATTGTCTGGTACAGAAACATTTACATTGGATCAAACAGATTTTAAAGAAGAAAAATATGCTATTCCAACAAGCATCAAAACTGGCGGTTCAACAATGCTTACTGGTAATGTTGCAATATCTAACGTATCAACAACAGTTACTGGAACATCAACTAGATTCACGGAAGATTTGAAGATTGGTGATACAATTGCTGTTGGTGTTACTAGAGTAAATAGAGTTGTCACTACGATTGCAAATAACATTTCGTTGACTGTAGATAGTGCATTCTCAACAGTTTCATCTGGACAAGATATATTCAAAGTGCTAAATAACTCAATTGCATATACGACCCCCGACGGAAGAACATTCCAAGGATACAAATATTTTGCAATAAAGGTTGTATTTCTTTCAAGCAATCCAAATTATGCTCCGAAAATTAAAAACTTAAGAGGAATTGCATTGGCATGATATCATCAAAAAATAAAGTTCCTATTATTGAACCGGTACGAGGTTTTACAGAAAGAGACATACACTCTAAAGCTATATTAAATACTGATATGGATTCGCTTTTGAAGTATAAAATTCAAAAGAGAAAATTTACAGATATAAATAAGGGTGCAGAAGAGTTAAGTCAAATCCGAAATGAGGTTCATCTTATGAAAACGGAATTAAGCGATATCAAGCGCATGTTGTTGCAAATAACGAATGAGAGTAGATAAAAATGCCATTAATAAATCAAGTACAATTAGGAAATACGTTTAACGAGTTTAGATCAACCGTTAACGATATTAGCAATACTATTAATTCCGGATTAAGCATTACCGGTGATTCTGGTTCGGACTCAATTTCTGTTGGTGGTGAAACATTAGCAATTCAAGGTGCTACTGGAATTACTACAGTCGTTGCAAATAATGTTCTTTCCATATCTAGCGTAGCTTCTGCTAATATGCAATATCAAAGAATGATATTGACTACTGTAGAAGACTCGGAAACAGCAAATAGTGGAAGTTTACGCACGTATGGTGGCGCCGCAATCGGCAAAAAACTTTGGGTTGGCTCTGACATATATATTGGTGGTAGTGCGAATATTGCAGGCGACCTTATTATTCAAGGTAACACCGTCACATTAAATACACAATCATTTGACATTGAAGATAGCATTATATATTTAAATGCAAACAATACAGTAACAAATCCAGATATCGGGCTTGCCGCAAACTACAATGATGGTACATACAAACATACTGGTATTTTTAGAGATGCTTCTGAAGATCGTTGGAAAGTATTTAAAGGTTATACTCCAGAACCAACACATCCGATTGATACAGCTAATGCATCGTTTCAACTTTCGGATTTTCAAGCGGCCACATTTTTTGGAAACGCATCATACATAACAACAGAAACTGCAAATACAATTGTTGCAAATAATAATATCTCTATTGGAACAACGTTAACGCCAGGAGGAACCGGTGTTAAATTTGTTGTTTTAAATGCATCTGGCGGTGGTTCACAATGGGCTTATGGAACAAGTGGCGGTGGTAGAGTTTCTGCACTTTCGGGTGGCGGTTTAGCATTGAGTACATATACTGGCACAGTTGGTTCTGAATCTTATAGTGAACGTGCCATACTATCAAGTAATGGTAATATGGTGATTGGCACAAATGCTGATACGGTTAAATCAAAGTTACATATTTTAATGACTAGTGATAGTGCAAATACATCATCTGGTCTACACATACAGACTCCTAATAGTGCAGGCGGAGATTCAACACCAACATATGGCGCATACATTGATGCAGGTCAATCGTTTGCAAGTTCAAACTCTGTATATGGCGTATACTCTGTAGCCGCATCGTCTGGTGGATTGAATTCATTTGCACTATATGGTCGTGCAACAGCAAATACAAATGGTGCTGGTTCTATTGGTGTTTACGCCGAAGCAACCGGTGCATCTAGTGCAACAGGCGCATTGCCATCATACACAGGAAATTTACTTTCTGGTACGAGTATGCCAATTGGTATATACAGTAAAGTAATTTCAACCGGTTCGACAAACACAAATACTACAGCCGCTGGTGTATTTGAAAATACTTCAGCATATGGTGCAACATCTTATGGTATTTACATTAAGACTGCATCTGGTCCTACTACAGTAACTCCATTGACAATCGCTCATGCGGGAACAGTTGTTGCTTATGTTGATTCGTCTGGATTTTGGACAGGTAGCATCAAAGCAAAAATTCAACGTGACTCTGTTACAGCAGTTTCTGCAAGCGGCGCAACTAACATTGATTTGTCTTTAGGTAACGCATTCGTAGTGACAATGAATGGAACAGCGACATTCTCCTTTATCAATCCTCCATCGGGAACTGATATTACATCATTTACTATTATCACAGTTAACTCTGCTGGTGGATATGCAATTTCATGGCCAGGTTCAGTAACTTGGTCGGGTGGTGCGACTCCAACAAGAACAACAACATCAGCAAAACAAGACGCATACACTTTCTTTACTAGAGATGGTGGTACTACATACGTAGGATCACTTGCAATCACCAACTATTAATGATATAATAAAACTATGAAAATATCTGGACTATTAAGAAGAGAACGAACAAACGCAGTTGTCAAAGAGACAGTTACGTTTAATGCGCCAGGGACTTATTATCCCCCATACGGAAAAACTAATTTTTCGTTACAAGGACGGTCTACTGCTGGTAATCCAACAACAACAAATCCAACCACTAGTAATCCTACAGTACCAGGAAATCCAATACCAGGAAATCCCGTTCCTGTGGCTGGTTATTTTGTGTTACAGGGTTTTAGTTTTGTTATTACATATCAAATAATTACTGATTGGACTGCATCCACATTTCCTGGCCGAGGCGGGTTTTACGGCACTTTTTGGGCAGGCACTCCTGAGGCATACTTTAATTATTATACTAGTGATGGACAAGGCACATGGAGTATGGTAAACTATTGGTCTGGAGGAAGTCAAGGCTCAGTACAGTCCTATGGATATTATGTTCCTGGTTTCACATACGCTAATCCCACAAACTACAATCCAACAACACCAGGAAATACTGTTCCGGGAAACACTATTCCAGGAAATGCAGGACCATCGTATGTTGTATTGGGTGTCCCATTGCCAGGCGGTGCTGGCGCTTCTAATGCTCCCGTTGTTGGACCAGTGGCAGTTAGTGTTGACTACAGCACAGTTGGTATATCAATTTCTGTTCCTCCAGGGGGATACGTGTCGCTTATTAATGCATAATAAATAAATTGCATTTGGGTTTTATTATTTAAAAAAAGGAATTAATTATGAGTCATATTTTACATAACTTTGGTCCTAGAGCCGTTGCGGCAATGACAATACAAGAGATATATCAGCCCTTAGAGGAACTGATTGTGTGGTCAGACGGATTTACTGAAGAAGAAGTTCGTGATATTATAAGTTTGGGTGAAATGGCAGAATTTCAAAAAGGTGTTGTTGGATCCGACTCAGCACCAACAACAGACCTTGATGTTAGAGATACTGATATTTCTTGGATTAACCCATCAGAACAATCGGAGTGGTTATATCGAAGACTTCAACATATTGTGTCTAAAATCAATCACGACAAATATCAATTTGATTTAGATACGCTTGATGTTCTTCAATATGCAAAATATAAAGACGACCAATTTTATAATTGGCATACAGATTCTGGACCATCATTATCATTTCATAGAAAGTTATCTATAGTTGTGGGATTAAGTGATCCTAGTGAATATGAGGGTGGAGAATTTATCATTAATATAGGCGGAAATCCTGAAACGGCACAAACTATTAAATTAAAACCTGGAATTATACTAGTTTTTCCGTCTTGGGTTCCACATAAAGTAAATCCAGTAACTTCAGGAGAAAGAATTAGCCTAGTAACTTGGGTTAGGGGCCCTAAATTTAAATGAGTTTAATTTCAATATTTAAAACTCCAGTAATAGAGTTTTTATGTGATGAAAGATATTTTAAAGTAATACCAGAACCTAAACCATCAGCAAAAACCATTCCCGAATGGTATAAAAAAATTCCTCCGTTTGCAAAAGGTGAACGAGATGGTAAAGGTGGTCCTGGTATGACTGCGAAAAAATGTATTCCAATGATTGACGCTATGTCAATTGGGTATACAATACCATTCTTTATAGATCAGTATGTACATGTCGATAGAAACTGCAATGTTGATCCAGGTCCAACAATGGCTGATTTTGGTCTCGGCATAGAGTTTCATAACTCGGCTCAAGTCTCTGATAAAGATGGCAACGCACCATTTAAATCTAAACCAATAAAATTTGTAAATCCTTGGGTGGTTAAAACTTCTCCTGGATGGTCAACTCTTTTCATACCTTGCTTAAATACTCTTGAAGATAGATTTCAATTATTGGGTGGATTGGTAGATACTGATAAATATGTTCGACAAGTTAATTTTCCTGGAAGATGGATTATGCCATACTATGAAGGATATGTTCGTGCTGGCACCCCAATGATGACTGCGATTCCAATTAAACGCAGTATGCTTGACATTAAACATAATGTTAGATCGTTAAATAGCGATGAGCAAAAATATATTGACATTCTAACAAAAAGTCAACTTACCCGTGACAATGTTTATGAAAATGAATTAAGGGAAAAAAGATAAATGTTTAATAAAATTCGTAATTATATAAGTGAAATGGTCACAGAAGAGCCGATAATTAGGTTTGCATCTTTCAATACACACCCATACGTTAGTGACATAACTAATATTAAATTAGCAAAAGATGTGATTCCAGATTTTGTCAAAGCACAAAAAGGCAGACCTTCAAGTGAAAAATTTTTAAATTGTCCCGGAATGGCAGATTTTGTACGAGCAGGTTATATTATTCCTGCTTGGACTGATTTTGAAATTAAATCAAATCGATCTGGAACTCACGTTAAAACACTTGCTAATTTTGAGTCCGGACAAATTTCATGGTTAAATTATAAATTGGTTGATGGTTTGGTTCCCATAAATGGTGTTCCGGGTGCAGTAAATAAAGTCCCATGCCCTTGGGGACTTTTTACAAAAAAAGGTTGGTCTGCATATGTAATGCCGGCATATTATCATAGTCCATTTTTAAAAGACTTGTATATGTATCCAGGAATTATAGATCACGATAAATTTTGTCAAATGAATTGGCTTTTTACTGCAATCCATGAGTGTCATATTCATATTCCAGCTGGAACTCCACTATTGCAAATAATTCCTTTTAAAAGAGAAATTATTACAGGAAAATCAATGAAGGGTACGGAACACGATATAGATTTTCATAAATATGGATACCCTACCAAATGGCGTTCTGCATACAGACGACTATTTCAACAGAAAAAAGAATTTAAACTGGAGACACAAAAATGACAACATTTTATTGCATAGATAAAGACGCAAAAGTAGTATTATCATCAGGACCATTACCTCCCACATGGGGAACTATTTCCGGCATAGATGTATTAGATGATGCACATAGAAAAGATATGTCTTGGGCTGGATATCCAACTCACGCATTTTTAACTCAATCCGAAGCACTTGCATCTGGCATTACGCAGAGTCAATTGGATACTGCAAATGCATCATACAGAAAATCAATTGTTCCAAATTCAATTACTATGCGTCAAGCCAGATTAACATTCTTAAGTGCGGGAATTCTAACGACATTAGAATCTGCTATTAATAGTATTCAGGAAGAAAATGCAAAAAGTGTCGCACAAATCGAATGGCAATATGGTGAATATGTTCAAAGAAATAATTCACCAATTACATCTTTAATTTCTAATGTTCTTGGACTTACTGAACTACAGATTGATGACCTTTTCATTGAAGGCATGAATCGATAATTCGATATCAAACAAAATCAAAACCCCCTTTATTGGGGGTTTTTTTATGAATGCCCAGTATTATAAATAGAGTAAAGACATTTTAAGGGGCACATTAAATGAGTACAAGCAAGCCAGCATCTAGAGATGAGTTTAAGGAATTCTGCCTTAGAAGATTAGGTGCGCCTCTATTAGAGATAAACGTAGCGGACGAACAAACTGAAGATTGCATTGAAATGGCATTTTCATACTACTACGATTATCACTACGATGCAACAGAGAAAGTGTATCTAGCACATCAAGTCACACAAACCGATATCACCAATAAATATCTTTCCATTGATGATTCCGTTATTGGTGTCACCAATATTCTTCCGATTGGTAATAGTTATTCTACAAACAACTTGTTCAATTTAAGATATCAGATTGCCCTTAACGACTTATTCGCATTCAATACAGGACCATTTGCACCATACTACATGGCACTTCAAAACGTTGCTTTAGCTGAAGAATTATTCGTTGGTAAACAAGCTATTCGTTTTCAACGCCACTCAAACAAACTTTATGTAGACATTGCTTGGGGTGAGAAAGTTGTTCTCGGTGAATACATTATTGTCGAAGCGTATCAAAAAATTGATCCTGACACATATACAGATATCTATAATGACAGATGGCTTCAGAGATATTGCACAGCACTCATTAAAAAACAATGGGGTGAAAACTTGAAAAAGTTTGAAGGACTTTCTATGCCGGGTGGCATTACATTCAACGGACAAAAAATCTGGGATGAAGCTACAGATGAAATTCAAGCTATCGAATCAGAAATGATTAGTTCGTACTCATTACCTGTTACTGATATGCTAGGCTAACCCATGGCACGTAATCGTCATTTTAATCAATACACTCCTGTCAAACAGGAACAAAGTCTTGTTGAAGATTTAGTCATTGAATCCATTAAGATTTATGGTGTGGATGGTTATTACGTACCAAGAACACATGTAAACTTAGATAAAATTTACGGTGAAGATGCGTCTATGTTATTTGATGATGCGCTTGAATTGGAATTGTACATCAAGAGTTTTGATGGATTCGCAGGGCAAGAAGATTTTCTCACCAAGTTTGGTTTGCAAATTGACGAATCAATCACATTTGTTGTTGCACAGAAAAGATTCACACAATCATTGAAGCCATCATTCATAACAGAGTATGGATATAACTTTAAGAATGAAGATGGCGAACATCTACTAGATGAACAACTATATGACTATGCAAGTATTTTAAGACCAAGAGAAGGAGACTTAATTTGGATTCCTATGCTTGGATACATGTACGAAATTAAATTCACAGAGAACATTGAAAACTTCTTTCAGCTAGGTAAACTATACACATACGAAATGCGTTGTGATAGATACGAATACTCTAGCGAAAAAATTAATACTGGTGTTACTGAAATCGATGCAATTGAAGATCAATATAGTCTTTCTACCGATAACATTGAAAAGATATTGGATGAAGAATCAAATATTTTTGCTTTAGAAGATGGCACTAGACTTGTTGCAGAAGGAGATACAGTTATACCATTTGAAGTTTCCGCAGACAATGAAGCAATTGGAGAGAAAATTATTGATGGAGATATTTTAGACTTCTCCGAAACAAACCCATTTGCACTTACAAGGACTTATTAACTATGATGTTCGGTCACGATTTTTACCATGGCACATTAAGACGCTATGTCGTTATGTTTGGAAACTTGTTTAATGAAATTCAAGTCGAAAGATATGGCACCGACGGAAGCAAACTGCAAACAATCAACGTTCCTATTGAGTACTCGCCGAAGCAAAAATTTGTTCAGCGTGTCTTAAGTGATCCCACACTAAATCGTGAGATTTCTGTTACTCTTCCTAGAATGGGATTTGAGTTTACTAGTATATCATATGCACCACAAAGAAAATTAAATAGCGCACATAAAATTATAAAAGGTGTAAACACTGGTGGCACAGACTTTGACTATACATACACTCCTGTTCCATATGATATCAATTTCTCTTTATATGCATTAGTTAGATATGCGGAAGACGGTACGCAAATTGTCGAACAGATTATTCCGTTCTTCACACCAGATTGGACAGTCACAATGAAACTTGTTCCTGAATTAGGAATCAACATGGACGTACCAATTGAATTAAACTCTGTCACAGTTGATGATTCATATGAAGGCGATTTTGATGGACGTAGAGTTCTTTCGTGGCAAATGGATTTTACTATCAAAGGATATCTATTCGGACCTAGTAGAAAATTCAAGTATATTTCCAACGCAGAAGTTAACACTTCACACATTGATAATACTGCTATAAATATACAGACGTTCACTGGTGACGATAATTTTGACATAACTGAAACACAAACAACACCTCCAATAATTCCTACATGAAAAAAACTGTTGATGATAAGTTGAATGACATATTTGATGTGCAGGGTAAGATTGTTGAACAAGCATCGGTACCCGCAGTAGTAGAACAAGTTAAAGAGCCTGTTTCTACTGGTGCACCGAACGATGAATCGATTGATGCTGACTATGAATATGCGAGAGAGAATCTTAAGCTATTCATTGAGCAAGGCAAAGTTGCTATGGAAAACATTATCTTCTTAGCAAAAGAAGGTGAGTCTCCAAGAGCATATGAAGTTGTTGGTCAGTTGATTAAAACATTGTCAGACACAAATAAAGATTTGTTAGACTTAGGTAAAAAAGTAAAAGACTTGAAATTTAAAAAAGATGACACAGCACAACCAGCACAGCATATAACGAATGCGCTATTTGTTGGTAGCACAGCAGAATTACAGAAACTAATTGGCAAGAGATGACTGCAAAATCCTACTTAGGAAATTCTAATCTAAAAGCATCTGGCGTACCACTCAATTTCACCAAAGAAGAGATTGAAGAATATTTAAGATGTGCTGACGATCCAATATACTTCATTGAAAGTTATTGTAAGATTGTCACGCTAGATCACGGGCTTCAGCCATTCAAATTATACGATTGTCAAAAGAACAAAGTAAAGATTATCCATGAGAATCGTAAAGTTATTCTTATGGAAGGTCGTCAACAAGGTAAAACAACAACCTCAGCCGCTTACATTCTTTGGTACACATTGTTTCAAGGAAGCAAGACTGTAGCGATTCTAGCAAACAAAGCAACAGCCGCTAGAGAAGTTTTGTATCGTTATCAAATCATGTACGAGAATCTTCCTACATGGTTACAGCAAGGTGTCACTACATGGAACAAAGGTGACATTGCTTTGGAGAATGGATCAATCGTATTCACAGCCGCAACAAGCGCATCTGGTATTCGTGGTAAGTCAGTTAACTTATTGTACGTTGACGAAGCCGCTATCATACCAAACAATGTAGCAGAACAATTCTTTACCTCAGTTTATCCTACGATTTCTGCTGGTGAAACAACAAAGATTCTGCTAAGTTCTACTCCACTAGGATACAATCATTTCTGGAAGTTCTGGAATGATGCAGACAATGACAGAAATGGATTTGTCAATCTATTCATTCCATATTGGGAGATTCCTGGGCGTGATGAGAAGTGGGCGTCTGAACAGCGAAGACTTCTTGGCGAATTGAAGTTCAATCAAGAAGTGTTATGTAACTTCTTAGGTTCTAGTCTTACACTCATTGCTTCCGATTCTATTGCACAAATGTCTGCTAATCCAATCATCTATCAGAAAGATGGACTAGACATTTATGAAAAGGTTGAAAAAGATCACGCTTACTGTATTGTTGCAGACACAGCAAAGGGTGTCGGTGGTGATTATTCAGCATTTGTAATTATTGACATAAATCAGATGCCTTACAAAATGGTAGGCAAATACAGAAACAATCAAATTAGCCCACTTTTGTATCCGTCAGTATTGTACAGAATTGGCAAAGAATACAATGAAGCATATGTTTTAATTGAAATCAATTCTTCAGAGCAAGTTGCAGAAATTCTTTACGCAGAATATGAGTATGAAAATATCATATCAGTTTCTAGAACAACTCAAGGACAAGTTGTTAATGGGGGTTTTGGTGGGGGTAAGACACAACTAGGTGTTATTACAGACAAGAAAGTTAAGCGCATCGGATGTTCTAACTTCAAGTCATTGGTTGAAGAGAAAAAACTTCTTATCAATGATGCAGACACCATATCTGAGATTTCAACATTTATTGAAAAAAGAAACAGCTATTCTGCTGACGAAGGATATCACGATGATTTAGTCATGCCTTTAGTGCTGTTTTCATGGCTAACAACAAATTCATACTTCAAAGAATTGACAAATATCAACATTCGAAAAGAACTATATGAAGCAAGAATCAAAATGATTGAGGAGGAAGTAACACCCTTTGGTTTTATAAATAATGGAGAAGAAGAAGCATTTTTTAAAGACGCTTCAGGGCAGGTTTGGGAAACTCAGAAAACTGATTTTTTATAAATAAATTAAAGAAACCCAACAACAAAAAAACATTATAACAAGGAGAATTCAATGGCTATAAGTCTCATTTCACCAGGCGTTAAGATCACCGAACAAGATTTGGTTGCATCTAATCAGTCAGTCGCTTCCACCGCCGGCGCTTTCGCCGGTCAATTCAATTGGGGTCCTATTGAATTTCCAACTCAGGTAACTTCGGAATCTGATTTGGTTGCTCAATATGGTAAACCAAATACAAATAATATCGTAGACTTCTTGTCTGCCGCAAACTTTTTGGGATATTCATCTCCATTGTTTATTGTTCGTGTCGCAAACACAGCATTAAATGCAACAGCAGAAGCAACAACAGGTTCTAACACAGCAGGTACTGGATCCTTGATTAAGAACGATGACGTATATTTAAATACTGCATCTTTTGACAATGGTCCATGGATGGGTAAATATGCTGGCGCTTTAGGTAATGCCATTAAAGTGTCTGCCTGCCCAAGCGCAAGCGCATATACTTCAGCATTAACTGGAACATTTACTGTTGCTTCTGGTGGAACAACCGTTACGGGTTCTGGTTCTACTGCTAACACACAGTTGCAAGTTGGTGATTTAGTTGTTATCGGTGGTCGTACTAATCAAGTTTCTGCTATTGCTAACGCAACATCATTCACAATCTCTTCTGCACACTTAACTGGTGCATCAGCAGTTTCTGCCACTCGCCGTTGGGAATATTTCGGTGAATTCAACACAAGTCCAGGAACATCTTCTGCCGCAACTACTCTTGGAGCATCTGGTGATGAGATCCATATTGCAGTCGTTGACAGAACTGGTGATATCACAGGAGTTCCAGGAACACTTTTAGAGAAGTTTTCTGCATTATCTAAAGCATCAAATGCTAAAGGTGAAAATGGTGGATCAAACTACTACAAAGACGTTATCAACGAACAATCTAATTGGATTCGTTGGACAGACCACGATGCATCAGGATCAAATTGGGGTACTGCATTACTCGTAGCTGGTTCTGCAACAACATATACCGCAGTATCTACACCAAAAGTATATTCACTTGCTGGTGGTTCTGATGGTACTACAGTATCTGATGGTGATCGTACAACAGGCTATGCAGAATTTGCTAACAAGTCTGAAATTCCTGCATCAATCATCATCGCTGGTCAATCAAACGCAACAGTAATTAATAGAATTATTGCTGACGTTGCTGATATCAGAAAAGACGTTGTGGTTGCTGTTTCTCCATTGAGAGCAAACGTTGTTAACAATGCTGGTTCTGAAGCAACTGCTATCGGTTCATGGGCAGACACTATTACACGTTCAACATACGTTGTCGCAGATAGCGGATGGAAATATCAATATGACAAATACAATGATGCATATGTTTATGTGCCATTGAATGCAGACGTTGCAGGTTGTATTGCACGTAACGATTTGAATCGTGAGCCATGGTTGTCTCCAGCTGGTTTTATTGCTGGTCGTATTCAAAACTTAGTTCGTTTGGCTTTCAATCCAAATCAAACTGAACGTGACACATTGTATCGTGCATCGGTTAATCCAGTTATCACACAAGTTGGTCGTGGTACAGTATTGTTTGGTGACAAGACATTCACGCTAAGAAATACATCTACAAACAGACTTAATGTTCGTAGATTGTTTATTGAATTGCAAAAGACAATTGGACAAGCCGCAGACAATTTGTTGTTCGACCAAAACGATGACACAACACGTTCAAACTTTGTGAATTTGATTACTCCTTACTTAAGAAGTGTTCAATCACGCAGAGGCATTACAGCATTCAGAGTTATTTGTGATGGAACAAATAATCCAGAAGACGTTGTAAATGCAAATGAATTCGTATGTGACATTTTCGTACAACCAGTTCGTTCTGTTAACTTCATTCAACTTAACTTTGTTTCTGTAAGAGGTACCGCTACATTCAATGAAATTGTAGGATAAATAATTACAGAAAATAAAGGAGAAAGTTATGTCATTTAAAATATCAGATTTTAGATCAGTTCTTGGCGCAGGGTCAAGACCTAATCTATTTAAAATTAAAATTAGTGCGCCAGCGGGATATGATTTAACCGCAGTTGAATATTTGTGCAGAGCGGCATCATTGCCATCATCAACATTAGGAACAATTGAAATTCCTATGAATGCTGGACGCCGCTTAAAAATGGGTGGAGATAGAACATTTTCTGAATACAGCACAACAATCCTTAACGATGAGAACTTCAAATCTCGTTCAGTATTAGAGAAGTGGCAGAATGATATTGTCAAAGTCAACTTTGGTGCGGGCGTTATTGGTAACAGAAACGCTGGATCACTATCCGTTGGCACTACGACAACAAAAGGTTTATATGGCACAGTTGAAGTTTTTCAATTAAGAGAAGATGGAAGTTCAGTTAATGCCGGTGAATATAAACTAATCAATTGCTGGCCAAGCGACATTTCATCAATCGATCTATCATATGACACCACAGATGCTGTAGAAGATTACACAGTAACTTGGACATACGACTATTTTGAGATTGGCACTCCAACTAACGAAGCCGCAGGCAATAACGTATAAATATAAGGAGCCAAAATGTCATTCGCAACAATATCAACATTAAAAACACAACTCGCCAAAGGCGCCAGAGCCAATCTATTTCAAATAGAATTAACATTTCCCCCTACTGTTGTCACGGCCATATCGTCAACTTCAACAGCATTGAGCAATGGCATGACACTTTTATGCAAAGCGGCCGCCGTGCCAGGTTTTACTATTGGGGTCATTGAAGTTCCTTTTAGAGCAGGACGAAGAATTAAGATTGCTGGAGATAGAACATTTGCAGATTGGTCAGTAACAATAATGAATGATGAAAATCACACTTTACGTAATGCATTTAATGCTTGGGTAAATTATGTATCTACATCAGATTATGAGTCTACATCTAAATCTCTTGCAACAGACTATTATCAGACAGTTAAAATTAAACACTTAAAAGCTGATGGATCAATATCTAGACAATATCAATTGACAGATGCATATCCAACAGACGTTGGTGCATTAGATTTGTCGTTTGATAGTACAGATACATTGTCAGAATTTACAGTTAATTTCCAATATCATTACTTACAAGCAGGCAATAAGGACGAAACATTTGCGCCTACCGCAGATATGACTACATAACGTGATGCTGATTTTTACGCAGTATAAATAATTGCGTAATAGTTGTCAACAATGGGGGCTATTACGCCCCCATTTTTTTTAGAGAGAATCATATATGGCATTCAAACTTTTTGGATATAAGATCGGCAAAGAAGAAGCCGAATCTGAACAATTAAAATCTTTTGTTCCTTCCGTCGATGAAGATGGCTCGGTTCCGATTTCGGGTGGCGGTATTTACGGCACCTATATGGATCTTGAAGGACAAATAAGATCAGATTCCGACTTAATTAAAAAATATCGTGAGATGGCATTACAGCCAGAATGTGACACGGCTATTGAAGACATTGTGAATGAAGCATTAGTCTTTGATGACAGCGACTATCCAGTTCAAGTTATTTTAGATAAACTAGAACAGCCAGAATCCATTAAAAATAAAATTCGTGATGAGTTCTATTATGTGATGAAACTATTAGACTTCAACAATCAAGGATATGATATCTTTCGTAGATGGTACGTAGATGGTAGACTATACTATCACATGATGATTGACGATAAGAATCCTAGACAAGGATTAAAAGAAATTCGCTACATCGACCCACGTAAAATTCGCAAAGTTCGTGAAGCTAAAAAAGCACAAAAGAATCTTGCAACAGGAACTGTAAATCCAACAACAAGTTATAATGAATACTTTATCTACTCTGATAAAGGCTTTGCAAATGATGGTAATCAAGGAATTAAGATTGCACCAGACGCAATCTCGTATACACACTCTGGACTAACAGACAAAGATGGTAAAGTTATCATCTCACACCTACACAAAGCAATCAAGCCACTCAATCAATTACGTATGCTGGAAGATGCAACAGTCATCTATCGTATTGCAAGGGCACCAGAACGTAGAATCTTTTACATTGACGTAGGTAACTTGCCTAAGATGAAGGCTGAACAGTACTTGCGTGAAATCATGCAGAAGTATAAAAACAAACTAGTGTATGATGCAAACACTGGTGAGATTCGTGACGATAGACGATATCAAACAATGCTTGAAGACTTTTGGTTGCCACGTAGAGAAGGTGGTAAAGGTACAGAGATTACTACACTACAAGGTGGGCAGAATCTTGGTGAGATTGAAGACGTATTGTATTTCCAAAAGAAAATGTTTAAGTCCTTGAACGTTCCAGTTTCACGTTTAGAGTCTGATAGTGGATTCTCTTTAGGACGTGCCTCTGAAATTACTAGAGATGAATTAAAGTTTGGTAAATTTATTGCTAGACTACGTTTGAGATTTTCACATTTGTTTGATAAGATGCTTGAAACACAACTTCTTCTTAAAGGTGTTTGCACCCGTAAAGAATGGGAACAAATGAGAGAAGAAATCAGTTATGATTTCCAATCTGATGCACACTTCACAGAATTAAAGAACGTTGAGATTATGAAAGAACGTTTAGGTATTCTTTCTGACATTGACAATTACGTTGGCAAGTATTTTTCTATTGGATATGTTCGCAAGAATATTCTTCAGCAATCCGAAGATGACATTAAAGAGATTGATGAACAAATGGAAGAAGAAGCCGCAGAGGCCGAAGACGATCCAGTAGAAGAGCCTATTCCACCACCTTCACCTCCACCACAACAACTTGTTGTGAGTGTGAAGAAAGAAGAAACCGAGACTAGAATAATCGATGATGCAGATCAAAGAGAATTAGCAAAATCGATGACAGCATTTTTTGGCACATTAGTTGAAGAGGCTAAAGTTGACAAAGAAGGAAATTAATACAACCCTAAACGATGCTGTTGCAATTGCAACCTCTGTTGCATATACTAAAAAAGAAGTACAGAAACTAAAAACAGAATTAGTATCTTTTTTAGAAGAAAAAACAAAACAGCCAATCGTTGAGTATATACAAGGACCCGCAGGCACACAAGGCTTGCGAGGTCCTATTGGTGCTACTGGCGCACAAGGCGAACGTGGACCACAAGGCTTAGCTGGTGAAACAGGACCACAAGGCGACAAAGGCCAAAGCGGTCCACAAGGTAATATGGGGCTTGAAGGTCCACGTGGGCTTAAAGGAGACAAAGGCGATAAAGGCGAACAGGGCGAAGTTGGTCCTCAAGGCGAACAAGGAATACAAGGCGTTGCTGGTGAACGTGGTCCGGAAGGACTGAAAGGCGATAGGGGCGCAGATGGACAAAATGGTTTGGACGGAAAAGATGGAGAAGCAGGCAGAATTGGTTCCGTTGGACCAATTGGCGCCCAAGGTATTCAAGGTGAGCGAGGTGCCAAAGGCGACAAAGGCGACAGAGGACAAAACGGAAGAGATGGACAACAAGGACCAGCAGGACCACAAGGTGAAATTGGACCGCAAGGTATTCAAGGTATTCCAGGTAAGGATGGTAAAGACGCAGACTTAAAAGCTATTGAACAATCTGTCAATCAGTTTAAAGAAGTTTTACAAAAAGATGTAACTCAGTACAAAGCAAAAGTAAATACGATTCTATCGGATCGTGGAGGCGGTGGTGGAGGAAGCGGTGAAGTCAATTTACGTAGACTTGATGACGTTGACATAACTAATCTTACTGATGGATATGTTTTAGCATTTAATGAATCTACACAGAAATTTGAATTTGTAGCACAATCTGGTGGCGGTGGTGGTACAATAGATACATTTGCAAGAACAAGAGCAAACACGGCTTTTACCCAAGCAAACTCTGCTTTTGCACAAGCTAACACAGCAACAACATTAGCACAAGCCGCTTACAATCAAGCAAACACTGGTGGTCAAGCAGGATATGATACTCTTGCAAGAACAACTGCAAATAGCGCATACACTCAAGCCAATACTGCGACTACTCTAGCACAAGCGGCATACAATCAAGCCAATACAGGTGGTGGTGCATCCGAATCTTTGAATGTTATTTTCACTAATAGTAACGCAACTTCATATAAAATGGTTGCGTTAAATTCAAATGGCGAAACAATTCTTGCTTCTGCATTACAATTGACACAAGTTGATAAAATTCTTGGTGTTTTAAATAACTCTGGACAAACAATTACGTTTGGATCTATCACAAATGCATCTTGGACTTGGACTCCCGAACAGTCGTTATATCTTGGAGATAATGGCAATATAGTAACAACTTCTACTATCGATGGTGCGACATTTTCTTTAAAAATTGGATACGCAATTTCATCAACAAAAGCATTTATAAAAATCGGCACTCCGGTTGTTTTATAAATAGGTAAATCATAAAATTTAATAGGGGAAACACATGGCAAACGCACTTTATTCTAAAGCAAAAGAAGCATTTTTAAATGGTTCGATAAACATGGTAGCAAATACCGTTACTATAGCACTTGTTGACACTGGTGTCTATACTTATAGCGCATCACATCAATATCGAAATGAGGTGTCAAATAGTGCTATAATATCAAGTACATCACTATCAAGTAAAACCGTTACCAATGGAGTTTTTGATGCCGATGATGCAACATTCACATCCGTTACTGGTGCAAATTGTGAAGCATTATTAATATTTCAAGATACGGGAGTACAATCTACTTCTAGGTTAATTGCATACATTGATAGCGCAACTGGTTTGCCAATTCTGCCTAATGGTGGTGATATCACAGTAGTCTTCTCTAGCGGATCAAGTAAAATTTTTGCTCTTTAATTTTTGATATAAATTAAATCATGGCCAATACTACGTTTGATAGTACAAATAAAACATTTGATAATCAAACTTTAACTTTCGGACTAGAACTACTTTCTCAAAAGATTGTTTTGGGCGTTGCATTATCGGAATTTGCTAATACGCTTTTATCGGCACAACAAGATACATCGATAATACAATTCATAGACACCAACGATAAAGCAATTGACTCTACGGTAGAGATTCCGAACACGCATCATGTATACATAAATGTTAAACAGAATTTATATCTTTCTGATAACTTATTTTGTGTTGAAAATGTAGCAATTCAA